ATATCTGTTTTGCATGTCATTGTTCATTCGGAAAACTTCTTGTTTGTTCGTATTTAATTCAAAACTATACATTTTCCGTTAACATCGTCATTAAAGTATACTTAAGGTAGGAGATCTGTTTAACAGATCTCCGGAGATCTGTTTTGCACGTCTTTTATGAATCTTATTTTCGGTATACAATGCGAGATATCTCCGGCTGATTACTTAGATACTGTATGTATCTTTTAGATGGCGCTAGAAGTGTTTATTTAGTTGAAATGTAGTGGATCTTGATTGCAAAACGGTAATTGAAGTTAGAATTCTCAAGTGTGGTTAGTTACCCATGGTGTTATAATAGATGTATTGTATGGAACATGATTGTATGGAACATGATTGTATGGAACATGATTGTATGGAACATGATTGTATGGAACATGATTGTATGGAACATGATTGTATGGAACATGATTGTATGGAACATGATTGTATGGAA